ACTATTGATGGGGTGAAAGAGTTTTTTGCTTTGTTTGGTAATGGTGATGCTATGAAGGGTTTTGCCAATATTGCTACTCAGCTTGTCAAAGCCTTACCTGCTTTGCTTGCGTTGAAAGGTATCATGATGCTTGCTTCTGCAACTAAGACAATAACAAATCTGGCTACTGCCATGGGTTTGATTGCTGCTAAAGGTAGTGCCAATGGTGGTGCAGGTAGCGCAGGTTTGCTAAAGGGTTCATTTATTCTTTCTGCTGTTGAAGCGTTGGCGTTGACTCAGGTTGCTGCTGCTGTTGCTGTAGGCACAGCGGATGCTTCAGTAAAAGGCCCTTTAAGTGCCAAAGGTTTGAAAGCCACTACTGCTACAGGCGTATTTGGTTCAAGGGGTGAAGTTATGGCTATCCCTAACACAGGCAACGTAAAAGATTTGTTTGGGTTCAAGGCTGAAGCTGCTGCTAACGCTCAAAAGGGTTCTATTCTAAACATTTATGTTGCTAACGCTGACCCGAAGGCTGTAGTTGATGCTGTAGGTAAGTATGTCAAGCAGAATGGTGCTTTACCTTCATACTTCTACACAGGGCAAGCTCGTAGATAATGCCTTTACCTTCTTATGTTGTTGAACTACAGTTTGGATCTAGTAGTTATGTTGATGTAACTTCTTACGTCAAATCAGTAAGCATAAATAAAGGTATTTCTCGTCAACTTGATGACTATAGTGCAGGCACACTGTCAGTTACTTTTACTAATAATGATAGAACTTTTGACCCACTAAACACTTCTTCTAGTCTTTGGGATGCAACAAATGGTTATACCATCGTTCAGCCTGGTGGCAAGATTAGGGTTACCGCTTCAGGTGTCAGACGTTTTACAGGTTTTGTGCAGACTTGGGATTTCAGTTATGACGAAGCAGGTTTTGATGGGCAAGCTACTGTCACTGCTTTAGATGAAATGTTTAGAGTCAGTAACGCTGTGTTTACAGGTGGAACTCAGCAAGTCATTGAAGGCACTTCTGATCGTGTGAAACGTGTCATGAGGACTAATGGTTTTGATGTTTCTGAATATGCTGGTGTTACAGGTGGCCAAACTGTTTTAGGTTTAGATGAAAATAATGCTGGCGATAACGTGCTTAGTTATTTGCAGAATGTTGCTAGAAGTGAACCTGCCGATTTCTTTGCAAACAGTTCAGCTGTAATGGTTATGAAGGATCGTAGTTTCACTAACTATGTTTGGAATAACACTGACCGACAAAATCTAGTCAAATACCCTGGAACTGCAACCGCTGATGGTAATGGTTGGACTTATGGCTATCAACCTGCAACTGCTATCAGCCCTCTTTATGGTGGGACAGTAAATAAGTCACAAATTGTTGTTTCTGACTTGCAGAATGAAATGGTTTATCAAGAATTTGATTTAGCCAAATATAACCCTGATGGCACTGCAACACAATACGTCTTTTCAGGTTGGTTCAAAAGTGTGTCTGCTTCACTTTCTTTGCAACTAGATTTCTTTGTCAGCAAGGTTGGTGGTGGGGTTGCTTATGCCACAAATACTGTAACCGCAAACTCTACCGCTTGGACACAGTTGAGTGCTACAGCAACAGTGTCTTCAGGCACAGCTGCAGGGATAATCTTTACAGTTTTTTCGGCAGGCACCACTTCTGCCTACGACTTTTATGGCAATGGTTTGCAAGTTGAACGTGGTTCAGCGTGGGTCAACTATTTTGACGGAACATACAACCCTTATACAAGTGATGCTTCTAACCTGTATCAAGTTGCGTGGGCTGGAACAGCGTATGAGTCTGCTTCAGGTATGTTGATAAGTCAAGCGTCAGCTATCCCTGCACCAAACATTTATACTTTCGCAGATCAGAATAGTCAGGGTGCTAGTTATGGCAATGGCACAGGTATTCCGTTCACTGATTTGACTGTTGTTTATGGTGGTGAGCAACTCTATAATCAGGTTCAGGTTGTTGGAGTGAACGCTACCGCTGTTGCTACTGACACTGCAGGGCAAACAAAGTATGGGGTAAAGTCTTACGCTCAGACAGATAATTTGACTACAAGTTTGACTGCCCCTGCTCGTATTGCTGCAGGTTTACTAGGTGAGTTCAGGTTGCCTGAGTATCGTGCAGGTGCTATCACACTTGCTTTAGAAGCTCTAACTTCAGGGCAACAAACAATAGTTTTAGGGTTAGAGATACGAGATGTTATTCGTGTCTGTTTTCAACCTTCAGCGCAGGGCAGTGTTGTAGATAAGTATTATCAAATTCTTGCTATCAACAGCAACACTGATGTTGAACGTGATCATGTCACCTTTACTTTGGCCAGCCTAGATAACCTGCCGATACGACTAGATTCAACGTTTCTGTCTATTTTAGACACAGATACTTTAGCCTAGTAAAATAAGAGTTTAGGAGAACAAAATGTCTGCAACAAAAACATGGTCTATTGGGGATGTGCTTACTGCATCAGATCTAAACAGCAACTTCACTAAATTGCCTTACGCTACTTCAGCGTTTACTGCAGCCTATAGTGCAGGTGCTATCTCTGCAGGCGGTTCAGCTACTGTTGCTATAGCGTTTCCTTCATCACGTTTCAGTGTTGCCCCTATATGCACTTTTAGCACTAGCGCAGCTGTCATTACACCGGTTGTGAACGCTGTAAATTCTGGCACTGTAACTGTTGCTCTAGTAAATAATGGTGGAGTGAACTCTGCCGCATCGTTTACTGTTTATGGTTTGGCTACACAAATGACTTCAGGAACTGCTGCAGGGTAAGGGTGAACATGATTAGCTGTAAAACTGATAACTGCCCTATGGGTGATGAGCAACATACACCGCATCCTGATAACGTTGACGTTTATTGTTGTTTCTGTGGGGAAGTGATGACTGATGTCTGAGCAACCTAAACAACCTACAAATCAGACTCTACTGTTGCAGATTGTTCGTGACATAGAAATTCTAAAAGCAAACAGTATTCAGATATTGGATGCTAGTCGCGATCATGAGAATCGTATTCGTGACTTAGAAAAGCAGATGACTCGTAATGCTTGGATTCCTGCCATCATTACAGCTGTTTTGACTTCGGTCATAGTTTTTTGGATTAGTAAAGGATTAGGTCAATGATAAATCCAGGCACATACAACATCACCGCATATCAGGGCGCAGACTTTGATCGCACATTTACCATTACTCAGGGCGGAACTGCACTCAATTTGACAGGCTATACATCTCGTATGCAGGTTCGTGAAGCAGCCGATTCAACAGCCTACCTGTTATCTCTAACATCAGGCACAGGGATAACTTTAGGTGGCACAGCAGGCACTATTGCTGTCGCTATAACGTCAGCGCAATCTAGTGCAGTTGATGCAGGAAGTTATGCTTACGATCTTGAGATTATTTCAGGTGCAAGTGTTGTGACCAGGCTTCTTGAAGGTGGATTTACTGTTTCAGGAAACGTGACTAGATGAGCGATGTCATTGTTACAGTCGTTGAATCTACAACTAATGTAGTTGTTTCAGAGCAAGATGTTGCTGTCGCTATAACAGAGTCACCTGTTACTGTCACTACAAGCACTGCAGGTATTCAAGGTGCTACAGGGGCTACAGGTGCAGGATATTCTGGGGTAACTTCAACATCAACTATAACTATCGGTTCAGGGCTAAAAACTTTCACTCTCGTTTCAGGTAATCAGGGTGCTTTCGTTACAGGCATGCGTGTTAGAGCTATCCACAGCGATACACCTACCTATTACATGGAAGGAACAGCAAACTATGTTGGTGGTGGGACACTCATTATTACTGTTGACAAGTTCAACGGGTCAGGGTCACACAATCTTTGGAATTTTTCTGTATCTGGTGAAGTAGGGCAAACAGGTGCTACAGGTGCAACAGGTGCTTCAGGTGTCGTATCTGTAACATCACCGATAACAAACACAGGCACATCAAGTTCAGCAATCGTAGGTATAGATCAGACTCTACTGAGCATCACTAGAAGTCAGGTCAGCGACTTTACTTCAGGCACAGTAACTTTTGCAACAACATCAGGAACAGCAGTCTATTCAACAACATCAGGGACAGCAGTTTTTGCTACCTCAAGCACATTTTCAGGAACAGCCACATATGCGGCCACAGCAGGTTCAGCAGGTACAGCAGCTAACGCAGGTGCAGCAACAAATGCTTTATACGCTACAACAGCAGGTGACGCTACAACAGCTCAAACAGCAGTATCTCTGTCAGGGACAGTCACTCAAAGTCAAGTAACAAACCTAACAACAGATCTAGCAGGTAAAGCATCTCTAGGTTCAGCAAATACTTTTAGTGTTGGTGGGCATGTCATTTCTAATGCTGCAACAGCAGTAAAAGGTTTAGTAATTAAAGGTGCTTCAGGACAGTCAGCAAACTTATTAGAGTTACAAACTTCCGATGGTGTTTTGCAAACTGCATTTAGCCCTATTGGTTATGCACAAATTGGTGCTGGAACTAATCCAGGTGGTCAGTTGGGTATTCCTTTAGGTGCTGCTGCTAACAGGGGTATCGTCATTCGTGGTGCTGCTTCTCAGTCAGCCAATCTACAAGAATGGCAAAACTCGGCAGGAACAGTAATAACACGAGTTGCTTCGGATGGTCAGATTGGAACATCTGCTAGAGCAACAATAGGTGAAGTCACAATTTCTACTGCAGCACAGTTTGTTGT